GCACTCGTGTGCGGCCAGGGCGCAATGATCGAGGGCGACTTCGCGGAAACCGGCTACAGCGATGTGGCGGGCGACGAAGGCTTGGTCGAAATGCTCGACGGCGTGGCGATGGTGACTCGTGAACCGCTCGACCGCTTGAAGCAAATCGTGGCGCAATCGTGGTACTGGATCGGCGGCTTTGCTGTGCCGACCGACATCACCGCTACGACCAACATTATCCCGACCGCGACGAATTCGTACTTCAAACGCGGCGTGATTGTCGAATCGCTGTAATCGACCCGTAGCGATGTGGGCGCGCTTCCAATGGTGAAGCGCGCCCCGCCCCACACATTCCCAGGACAGAACATGGCAACGAAAAAGCCAGTCGCAACGACTGATGCAGAAATTCCAGAAAGCGTAAAGCTTGCCGCTCCGCACGGCTTCTATGACGAAGCGGGCGAACTGCAAGCATGGTTGCAAAACGAAGTCGTCACCGATGCAAAAGACATCGCATTGCTGATCGAGCGCGGCGCACGCCTGTTCGGTATCGGTGATGAGCCAGCGGAACCCGCTAAGGCGGCGTAATGGCCTCGCTAACCGATGCGCAATTGGTGGACTGTCGGCGGTTCTGTGGTTTCCCATTGTTCGGCGGTCAACCGGTGCAGGCGTTCGGTTATCGCTTCTTTCAGTGGTACGGAACGCTCGAATTCCGCATGAACAACATGGACCCGGCCGAAACGGTTGTCGTGACGAACTATCTCACGCAATTGAACCTGCTGGAAACCGCGATTTACGGAACGTCCGCGAATCTCGATACCGATGTTGCCGCCGTCTGGACGCACAACAAAAACGAGCAGCGCGACCGCGAAGCGTTGTTTGACTCGCAACGCCGCCGTTTGTGCGCGTTCTTTGGCATCCCGCCCGGTCCCGGCTTGAAAGCTGTTTCCAGCGGAATCAGTTTTGAGGTCTAAATGGACGGCGCGACCCTGCAAGGAAAGATTTACGAAGGCTACGCCAAGGCCGCTATTCGGCTCGGCTTGCCCTTCGCGCAGTATCGCCCTAGCGGAGCTAACAACCCGGTAACAGGAGCGCCGCTGAACGCCTCCATGCTCGCATCGTTCAATGCGGAGGATATGAAGTACGGACGGCCGAATAAATACGGCAAGGCGACGTGGTATTGCTTGGCCGATGGAACGCAACTCGCGGTGTTCGATTATCTCGTCGGCGCGAGCGGAACGTACTTCATCGCGGCTATGCAACCGCTGCTGCCGATCCTGGCCGTTGAGTGCAATCGCACTGTGAGCGTGACGCGCCCGCAGCTACAAACGCAAGTCGGCGGCCTCACGGATTACGAAGGCACCACGGCGGTGAACGAAACGCCGCTCATGGCTGGCTGGCCCGCGTCAATCCTGCAAGGGAGCAAGGGCGAGAAAGGCGAAATCGTTTTGCCCGGTGACGTTCGCAACGCATGGTGGATCGTGCTGTTTCCTTCGACCCCTAGCGTAGTTCTGCGCTCTGGCGACTTGATATATGACGACAACAATCGGCGCTACATCATTTCGAGTGCGGAACTTACCGACCTCGGCTGGCGATTAACCGCGCTCCAAGGACAAACATAAAATGCCGAGTCTTTACCCGCCCGTCAATGGGCCGTTTACCAAAACGGTGAACAAAAACACGTACACGTCTGCCGGTCAATATCAGCCCGTCACGGTGATTATCCCGGCCGATGTTCATTCGCTTCAAGAGGCCGGATGGCTCGACGTGACAGTCTGCCCAACGCCCAACATGACAACCAGCCGATAAAAATATGGCTGATCTAAGCGACGTTCAAAACGTGCTGGTCGGCCTAGTCGCTGGCTGGCTGTACCCGGTCACAAGCTCGGGTAACTCGGTGCTCGGCTTCCCCGTCCGAATCGGTCAGGGCTGGCCTACTGCCGCGCAGATGGACCCCGATCTATACGATGGGATTGCGAACATTTCCATCTATGCCACGGCGAACGAGCGCAAGACCACACGCTTTGTGCAAGGGTGGCAACAGCTATCGAGCAACGCGCCCACGCTGACGTTAAATTCGGTCGGGCAAGTCATCACAGTAGCCGGGACGAATCCCGCGCCCTACTCTCAACAAAACTGCGCTGTGTTCGTGAATGGTGAGCCGTTCACATACGCGGTTCAGGCAGGCGACACGCCCGCCATCATAGCGAGCGCTCTAGCCGCCGTGATTGCGATTGTTATCCCCGGTACGGTTTCGTCTAGCGGGACGATCACGCTACCCGCTGGCGCGCGCATCGGCGCTTTGCGTGTCGGGGGAACGGGAACGGCGGTTAGGGTCGTGCGGAATCAGTGCCGATTGTTCCAGATAATCATTTGGGCCTCGACATCGACGCAGCGAACGGCGATTGCAAACCTGATTGACCCGCTCCTGGCGGACATGCCTCGCATTGCGATGCCTGACGGCTTATACGCAAAGCTGTCGTATCACGATAGCCCGCAAATCGACCTTGGCGAAAAGGCCCGATTGTTCCGGCGCGATCTGCGCTACATGGTTGATTTTTCGACCACGAAGCAAATGGGCACGGCACAAGTCATCGTCGGCACAACGATCATTTCCGATACGTTCGGCAACCTCATCAAAACAATCAATTCATAGGGCATCTATGGCAAAGGCTCAAGCGCCGCAGTTCAGTTTTGAACTCGTGGTGATTCACCCATTTGGCGACCACGAACGCGGAACGCGAATCAGCGAACCGGACGTTATCAAGGCCGTTCTCGAAGGCGACAACGCGCACCACTGCAACAAGGTCGCAAAGCCGCAGTAATCCACCAACGAATGATCAGGAAGCCCGCTATATGCGGGCTTTTTGCATTGGAGAAACGACTTGCCCATTTATCAAGCTGGCGCACTGAATACCACGGCGCTTAGCGCGCCTGGTGTGTACCTTCAAATCCAACCGCCGCCCCTCATCATCAACGGCGTACCGTCCAACCTGCTCGGGCTCGTCGGTGTCGCTTCTTGGGGTCCGGTCAACGCGCCTACCCTAGTCGGCTCGCCGGGTGACGTGACGCAGTACATCGGCGCGAACACCGTCCGCAAGTACGACCTTGCGACCGCGTGCGAAGTCGCGTTCAAGTTTGGCGCAACGGCGATTCAGTATGTGCGCGTCACAGACAGCACGGACACGGCCGCATCGCTCACGCTGAAAGACACCTTTTCGACGCCCGCAACTGGCGCGACGTTGACGGGCTTCTATACCGGAACAATCGGCAATACGATCACTGCTGGCGTAGTCGCAGGCTCGGCGGCGAATACGTTCAAGCTGACAATCCAACGCCCAGGCGCTACAGCAGAAGTATTCGACAACATTCCAGGATCGTCCGCGTCTGTTTTCTGGCCCGCTCTCGTTAGCGCGGTGAACAACGGCCAAAGCTCGGGCCGTGGTCCGTCGCAAATGGTGGTCGCATCCATCGGCGTGGCAACTGCGCTTCCCAACATCGTGACCGTCTACACCGCGTCTGGTGGCCTCGACGGAGCTACGACGATGACTGACGCTCTGTTGGTCGGTACGGACGGCGTAGGGACCGCGAAAAAGGGCATGTACGCGCTTCGTGGAACCGGCTGTCAGGTCGGGACGCTGATCGATCACACAGATTCTACCGCCTGGGCTTCGATCCTCGCGTACGGCTTGTCTGAAGGCACGTACATGGGCGTGCAATCGCCCAACGGGTCGAATTACAGCGCCACGAGCACGCTGTTGAATACGGCGGGCGCTGACGGGTACGGAATCAAGACCTTCGTCGGCGACTGGATCACGTATTACGACAACACCAACGGGCAGAACCGAACGATTGCCCCGGCTACCGTTTGGGCGGCTCTGCAATCGGGTCTTTCGCCTGAACAGTCTTCGCTCAACAAACCGATGCTTGGGTTCGTCGGCACGCAGCGGGTAGCGCAGAAGCAGCCGTATAGCTCTGCTGAAATCGGCGCAATCAAAACCGCTCGTCTGGATGTGATCACCAACCCGTCGCCGGGCGGCAATTACTACGCGTGTCAAACCGGGGTCAATTCGTCCAGCACGAACGGGCAGAACGGCGACACTTACACGCGGATGACGAATTACCTTGCGCTGACGCTCGCGTCTGCGTTCGGCACCGTCATTGGTAAGAACCAGACATCGGACCTTCGTTTGAGTGCTCAAAACGCGATGCAGGCGTTTTTGACCACGCTCTGGCGCGCGAAGATGATTGGCGATTCTAACAATTCGGCAAACGTCCCGTTCACCGTCGAAATCGACGCCGCGAACAATCCCGCCGCAGCGGTCGCGAATGGCTACATGACGGCGAACGTTGCCGTTAAGTTTTGGGCTGTCGTCTTCTACTTCGTCATCAACCTGCAAGGCGGCCAAACGGTCGTTATTCAGTCCACGTCGAAGCCCAACACGGGCATTTAACACGCCAGCGTCACAGCAACTAGCCCGCCAATAGTGCGGGCTTTTTTGCGTCCATGCAAAACGTACACGAGAGCAAAACATGCCTTTAAACGGCTTTACCGTTGGTCGCGACGTATCGACCAATATCCAGACGCCTAGCGGCGCGCTGACGCTCGGCGGCCTCACCAAGTTCACGTCCAAGCCGGAAACGACCGACAAGAAAGTGAAGCTGCTGAACGGTCGCACGAAGCACCTGATTTTCCCCGATGGATGGGTCGGCTCATTCGAATGCGAGCGGCAAGACTCGACTATCGATGACTTCATTGCCGCGCAGGAAGCGAACTACTACGCAGGGCAAAACCTGCTGCCTTCGACCATCACCGAAACCATCAACGAGGTTAGCGGTGCGGTCACTCAATACCAATACGTTGGCGTGATCTTCAAGCTTGAAGACGCTGGCGACTTCGCAGGCGATGAAACCGTTAAGCAAAAGCTGACGTTCATGGCTGAAACCCGTATCAAACTGGCCTAAACATGACGACTCTTAACGTCCGCAGCAACAAGAAGCAAACCGCCGAAACGCCGTCTGAACAGCTTATCAAAAAGGCTGATTCCGCCGTAACTATCGACACGCCGAACGGCTTCAAAGTCACGCTGAAGAAACCGGGCGTTTTGAGTCAGTTCCGGCTTGTGAAGATGCTTGGCGACGCGGCAAAAAATCAAGTGTATGTCGGCATGATGTTGCCAATGACATACGTGTCTGAAATCGACGGTCGCGCGATTGCATACCCGAACAGCGAGCGCGAACTCGAAGCGCTGATTACACGCCTCGATGAAGAAGGCGTCAATGCCGTGATGAACGGCGTAGCGCAACATTTCGGCGGCCAAGCCGACCCGGAAGCGGCGAAGGCTGACATAAAAAACTAGCGCGCTCTGTTCCGGTTAGCGAAGCGCTTTGGCTCGTTCGAAATGGCGTGCCGTTCGATGTCGCGTTCGCATTAGATGACGTGACACGAGCGGCATTCGCTATCAAGTTTTCCGAGTTTGAAGGCCACAAGTTTGATTACTCGAAAATGGAATTTAAAGAATGATCGGAACACGGACATTCACGAGCATGAACGCTTTCGCGTCTCACCTACTCGCGCGTCAAGCGCTGGTAGTTGTTGAGCTGAGAACAGGGCTTAAATTCGTTACGACTGCCATTAAAGATACCGCCCAGGCAGAGCTAGGCCACTACCAAGCTGCGGTCGGGCCGTTTGAGGCATGGAAGGAATTGGCGGACGCGACGAAAGAGGACCGCGTGCGTCAGGGCTTCACAGAGAACGACCCGCTGTTGCGCAGTGGCGCGCTGAAAGAGTCTGTAGCTGATGAAGTGGTGGGATTAGACGGCTATGTAGGGTCCGACAAGGACGAAGCCGTATGGATGGAGCTAGGAACCGACAAAGCCCCGCCACGGGCTTACCTTGGGCCTGCTGTGATCCATAACGAAGACCTCATCAAGGAAGTGCTAGGCGCGGCGCTCGTTACCGGGATTCTCGGATCGGGAGTTAAGTCAATCACGACCATGACATCGAAGCTGATCAAGTAATCGCGCGGAACACTCGCAGCAGGATATAGAGCGCGGGCAAGCCGATCACGAGCACGAAGAAGCAAAGTATTGACCGCCCCGCGATGCTCGCCACTTTCAAGGCCTGCTCTTTTCGCAGGGGCGAAAGTGTGCGCGATTGCACATTCAGCGGGCGGATATTCGGATATTGCACAAACTCGAAATGATCGGCCGCCCACTCATGGAACTTGAAAAGGTAGTTTTTCATAAGCCCAAAACGGTAGTAAAATGCCACTTCTACATCGGAGCGGCTATGTTTGAAAGCAAAAAGGGTGTGCCGGGAATCTACGCGATTGTAAACCTGAAAGACGGAAAGCGATACGTCGGATCGGCGGTTTGCCTAGGGACGCGTGCTAGGGCGCACGAAAATCAGCTTGCGGGCAATCGCCACTTCAATAGGCGATTACAAGGCGCATGGAATCGCGACGGAGCCGATTCGTTCCGTTTCGATGTTATCGAAGTGGTAGGAAGCACGTCCGAATTGATCGCAGCAGAACAGCGCCATATAGATGCCGCTGCCGCGAACAGATACAACCTTCGACCGAAGGCAGAATCCAATTTAGGGATTCGATGGAGCGATGAGTTCAAGGCAAAGATTAGTGCGGGGCTGACTGGGAAAGTCCATAGCGAAGAAACCAAGCGGCGCATGAGCGCATCGCACAAGGGAAAAATTCGCTCAGCCGAGCACACAGAAAAGATCATTGCAACGAAACGCGGCGTCCCACGCCCTGCTCACGTAATTAAGGCGTCTTCCGATTTTTTAAGGAAATTCACCGATGCTCAAGTGATTGAGATAAGGGCCTTGCGCGCACTTGGAAAGACATACCGCGTTATAGCGGAGCAATACAACTGCTCACAATCAACAATCCTCTTTGTTGTCAAAGGAAAGGGGGTTTGCTACTCGGGGTGATATTATCTTTGAGGCATTTCGCATAGGCGTAAAATTAAGCCTTGTCAATGAAGTATCGCATGGTTTGATTGCGATGGCGAAGGATTTTAATAAGGCGGAATACGCCGCCGATTCTCTGCGCTCGAAAATCGGCAAGATGGGCACTGCAACAAAATTCGCATTCGGTGGCGCTATCGCTATGGGCGCGGGCGCTGCAATCCTGATGTCGATGAAGCCCGCCATTGATGCGGCGAAAAAGTGGGAAACCGCCAAGGCAAATTTCAGCCTTTTCGGCATGGACGCAGCGCAGAACAACGAAGCGTTCAAGTTTGCACAGAACATGAGCATCGTAGGCTCTACCTACGTTGACAACCTGCACAAGATGACGGAAGCGCAAGGCGCTTTCCGTGAGTCGGGCCTGAAGGGTGACGAAGCATTGGCGGGCGCGAAGCTCGCAGCGCCGATGCTGGCTCGCTTGGCTGTCACGGCCAAGGCAGGCGGACACGAAATGTCCGAGAACGACGATAAGAACCTCATCCGCGCTATCGAAATGTCGGGCGGCCTGAAGGACGCCAAAACGTTCAACAGTCGCGCGGACGCAATTTATAAGCTTGTCGGCTCGTCGGGCGGGCAGGTGCATTACGAAGACGTGCGCGCGTTCTATGCGCGAGGCGGCGTTTCGGCAAAGGGATTGACCGAAGACGCGCTTATGAAGTTTGAGCCGCTTATGGGTGAAATGAAGGGCACATCGGCCGGTACGGCGTTGATGACTTCGTTTAACCGCTTGAACGGTATCGTCAAGCTTCCTAACCAAATCACGCACGAACTCGTGAACGCTGGTTTGTGGAACGGCAAAAACATCGAGTGGAACAATCAGGGCGGCGTTAAAAACATCAAGTCTGAGGGCCTGCTGAAAGGCGCTGATCTGCTTCAGTCTGACCCGGTGAAGTGGGAGAAAGAAATTCTAGAGCCCATGTACGCAAAAATGGGCTTGACCACGCAGAACCAAAAGAACATCGAGAACGCGCGTTTGTTCGGGCGCACTGGCGGCACGCTGTTTTCTCTCATGCAGCAGCAAGCGCCAGCAATCGAGCGTTCGCCGGAAGCGATCAAGAAGCGCCTTGGCGTCAATGACTCATACGCTGACTTGCAGAAGACCACGCAAGGCCAAGAGAACGCAGTCGCGGCGAACTGGCAAAACATTCTGACTAACCTCGGCACTGCAATTTTGCCGAACGTCAATGCGGGGCTGACGACATTCAACGGCATCCTTACCAAAATTGCCGACTTCACGCGCGACAACCCCGGATTTGTGAAGTTCGCGATGTATATCCCACTTATCACCGCCGGAATTCTGATCGTAAGCGGCGCTATCGCTATGTTGGTCGCGGCATTCATATTTATCGGCGCTCCGATCCTTCTGGCTGTAACGGCGGTGACATTGCTAGGCACTGCGCTTGTGTGGATTTTCAATCTAATCGATTGGGACGAAGCAGGCCGAGAAATGCGGGCAGGATGGCAAGCCATCAAGGATGGATTTTCTAGTTTCTTTGGATGGCTCGGCGGCCTATGGTCGCATCGTCCTACGTGGATGGGCGGCGATGGCGGAACTGCGCCCGCTGTACCCGGCGATAAGCCTAGCAGCAACGATGCGCCTAAAACGCCAAACATCCGAACTGCTAGCGACAAGAAGGCCACGGTCGTAGCTAGCCTGTACCTGACGAAAGACGGTCGCGAAGCTCTCGCAGAATCGACGGCGCAGCACATCGCAACGGAAGGTTCAAAGGGCACTGGCTCGGGCAACTTCGATCACGGTATGACAATGGGTACTCCGGGGATGGGCTTCTAATGTCTGATGTCGAATTAATCCTTGGTGATGTCACTTTCGCGGAAGAGGAAATACCGGAACACATCGCTGTTAAAACCGGTCACAAGGCAATCGTGACCAAGTTCGTAGGCGGCAAGCGCGACGTTCAAATGCTCGGCGCGGATCACGAGCCTATCGCGTGGTCTGCATGGTTGACGGGAGACAACGCGCTGCAACGCGCGCAGACCTTGAAAGCTATGAACGATGCGGGTCTCCCCCTCATTTTGTCGTGGTCAGAATATCTGTATCAGGTCGTGATTATCGAATTCGAGGCTGATTTCGAGCGCGAGTATCAAATCCCGTATCAGATAAAGATGGAAGTCGTTCAAGACTTGACCGCTCCGCTAAACGGCGATGCCGGTTCATCGATTGATGATCTGATCGGCGGCGACATGAACACGTGCACGGCTCTTTCATCCAGCATTGGCAACACGGGCGTTTCTTCGTCTATGTCTTCGCTGTCATCGGCCATCAGCGCCGTTTCTAGTTTTGCGTCTGCGACCAAGGCGCAGATAACGGCGGTTCTTACGCCTATTGCGCAGGCACGCGCCCAAGTTCAAACGCTCATCGCATCTACCGAAAACACGCTGCAAAGCATTACGACGCTCGGCGGTGTTCTGCCGAATAACCCGCTGGCTACGAACGTCGCGAAGCTAACGAGCCAGGTCAACGCAATGACGAATCAGACCAACTTGGTGCAACTCGATAGCGTGCTCGGGCGCATGGGCGTGAATGTCGGTCAAATCGGGTCGGGTGTTAAATCAATTCAAACGATGGGCGGATCGTTGTTCGATCTTGCCTCAAAGTATTACGGTCAAGTCGCTGGTTGGGTTGGAATATCAAACGCGAATCCTCAGCTTAAGGGCGACACAAATATCAACGGTCCTCAGACTGTTGTTATCCCTCCCTATGACCCACTTCTAAACGGGACAACTATTGTCTAACTCCACCGCATACGCGGTGCGGGGCGCTGTTAAGTTAAATGGTCAGGTAATCCAAGGTTGGTCCGCGTTCGATGTGAACAACAATTCATATTCGAGTGCGGACACTTTCACGTGCACGTTCCTTGCCAACAAGCTTCCTCCCGCACAAAACGCCGACTGGTTTTCAAGCCAGAAAGACGCATATGTTGAACTGTTCGTCGGAACCCCGGCAAATCCTCTTAAATGGACCGCTACCGAGTTGCCAAGCTGGATTTATGGGCAGGTAGATCATATCGATTACGAGCCCTGCTCGGGAACAATTAGCGTGTCTGGCCGCGACCTAACGCGCCTGCTGATTGACGCTAAGACTACCGAGAAGTGGCAAAACAAAACCGCCTCGCAAATTGCAACAATCCTAGCGCAGCGGCACGGCCTAACCGCGCAAGTCGTCGCGACCAAAACGCAAGTAGGAAAGTATTACGAGATTGATCACGAGCAAATGCATGATGCTCGCACCGAGTGGGACTTGCTCACTCATCTTGCGCGAATTGAACAGTTTGATGTTCATGTGCGCGGTCAGACCTTGTTTTTCCAGCCCAAGGCATCATCCACCGCCGCCCCGTATCCGGTTATATGGACGCCGCCCGACGAATCGACAGGGTTCCCGACATGCAGCGTTCTTGACCTAAAGCTAGGTCGTGCTCTCACCGTATCTCGTGGGATCGTCGTCACCGTTCGCTCTTGGAACGACGCGGCGCAAAAGGTCTTTACCGCAAGCTATCCGCCGAACGCTGCCAAGCAAATCAAACCCGGCTCGGCCACGTTGCCGGGGAACGCGACGCAATATTTTTACAACATCGCAAACCTGACGCAGCAAGCGGTCGTTCAGCGCGCATATGCACAGTACCAAGACCTAATTCAGCACGAAATGACCGCTTCGTTTTCCATTCCTGGAACGAGTGCCTTGGATGTTCCTGGGACCATCAATCTTAGCGGAACAGGGACTAAGTGGGATCAGCCCTATTACCCCGACTCCATCAAACGCAAGCTCAGTTTCGCCAGCGGCTACACGATGGAAGTAAGCGCGAAAAACCATAGCCCTGATTCGGAGGAAACAACGGCATGAGCCGCGCTATCGATCAGCTAACGAACAACATGCGGCAACAAGCGGAATTGTCCGCTCGCTCAGTCGCCAAGCCACGAACCGGAATCATTACCTCATACGACCCAACGAAACACGCCGTCAAGGTCACGCTTCAGCCTGAAGGCGAGGAAGTAGCAGGCTGGGTTCCGCTGGGTGCTGTAGGGGTCGGCAATGGCTTTGGCGTGCTATCCGCGCCGAACCTTGGCGATATGGTTCAAGTGACGTTCAGCGAGGGCGACATTAAAGCCCCGCGCATCACGGGTCGATTCTTCTCTAACGTCAACATGCCCCCGGCTGTTCCCGCTGGCGAAACTTGGATCGTTCACGCGTCAGGATCGATTCTGAAGTTCCACAACGATGGAACGGTCGAATTGACGGCGGCTTCTACGATCACCTACAACGCGACTCAGCACCATTTCATCGGCCCCGTCCAACTCGATAGCACGCTCAACGTGAATCAGAAAATATCTGGCGAAGGCGGAATGACGATTAGCGGAGACAACGGGACCGGGAACGCATCCTCAGTAACAGGCAATACGAACTTTCTTGGTCAAGTGTCCGCTAACGGGCATCGAATCGATGATTCACATAAGCACGTTAATTCTGGCGGCTCCGGCCTTGGTGGTGTTCCTCAATGACCGATCTTTATCACTTTTGGGGGAATGACCTAACCGCCTCACCCTCTGGCGATCTGGCGACGGCTGACGACAGCGAAACAACGCTGCAGCAGATATTGCGCGCGTTGATGACAAACCCGGCTCTGAACGATTCGGCCGGGAATCCTATCGCGTCGGCCGACTATTCTGACCATCCGACATTTGGCGCTGGCTTGCCGCGCCGGATCGGTTCAAACCTGAATGTCGGCGTCATTCGCGGCCTTGTCCGCTCCGTGGTTCTTTCGTTCCCGGCTGTGTCTCGCTCACCGGCTCCCGTCATCGACGTATCACCGTTCAACGATGGCGCGACTATCAACATTCAGTATGTCAATCTCG